GCAATGATTAACACTAAAAAGGTCAAAGAATACGCAGGGCAAAATGTGAACCTTGCAACCTTTGTGGTTAAGTGGCTAAATCCTGACGCTGGATTGTTTGATTTTTTGACCGACGGCATAATGGGGTCACGTCTTAACGCCAAGTTTGGTCAACCGTCCCGAGTAATGTGGAAAGCATGGGAGCGCAACAAGGACGACGTGAATCAACGCATGACCGACCTAGTGAAGCGCGTCATGGACAAGACTTCTAAGGAGCTGATGTAATGGCTGTAGTACTCCCGATCATCTCCGAGTTTGACGGCAAAGGCATTCGAAAAGCAGTAGCTCAATTCAAGCAACTTGAAACTACGGGCGAAAAAGCACAATTTGCAATCAAAAAGGCCGCAATTCCAGCGGCTGCAGCTTTGACGGGTTTGGCAGTAGCCATGGGAGACGCCACACGCGCTGCCATGGAAGACCAGCAAGAACAGGCTGCGTTAGCGCTTACTTTGCAAAATGTGACGGGTGCTGGCGCCGCACAAACAGCACAGGTTGAAAAGCAAATAAGCGCAATGAGTCGAGCGTCTGGCATTGCTGATACCGAATATCGTAAATCGCTTGAAGCATTAGTCCGTGGCACCAAAGACGTTGACATGGCCATGAAAGACATGAACCTTGTCATGGACATAAGTACAGCGCTCCAGACTGACAGCACTACGGTCGCGGACGCGCTTGCCAAGGCATACCAAGGCAACTTTAAAGCGCTCAAATCATTAAGCCCAGAAATGGCAGCAATGATTAAAGACGGTGCAAGCCTTAACGAAATTATGGATGTGCTTGGTGGCACGTTTGGCGGTGCTACAGCAAAGAATGCTGAAACTGCTGCAGGAAAAATGAAGATTCTTAAAAACAGTCTTGATGAAACCAAAGAATCAATTGGTGCAGCATTGTTGCCGGTGCTCGAAGCCGTGTTGCCGAAATTAAATGCTTTTGCATTGTGGGCACAGGACAATCCTAAAGCATTTCAAATTATTGCTGGAACTATTGCTCTTGTTGCAGCTGCAATCGTGGCTACAAACATTGCCATGGCTCTCAACCCGTTTGCCTTAATTGCTGCAGGAATAGCGCTGTTAATAGCAGGTTTGGCATTGGCATACAACAAGTTTGAATGGTTTAGAGAAGGCGTCCAACTGATTGTCAATTCAATCAATCTTGCGTTTGAAAGCATGTACAACGTCGCGGTTATGGCAATAAATGGTCTGATTAGGGCATACAACGCAATACCGTTTTTAGGCAATGTAAACACAATTGCACATCTTGACATTCCCGACTTAGGTGGAACTAGAGAACCTGCGCGACCAACAGCAGGACGTTTAGGCATTCCGCGCATGGCCGAGGGTGGAATTGTCAGCTCCCCTACTCTTGCCCTGATCGGCGAAGCAGGCCCAGAGGCCGTAGTGCCGTTAGAGCGTCTAAATACTGGCGGGGGAGTGACCATTAATGTCACGGGCGGACTTGCGACTAGCGCGGAGATCGGTGAGTCGGTTGTTAACGCTTTGCGCGCTTATTCACGCTCCGCTGGCCCATTACAAATATCGGTTGCCTGATGTCCGGCACAGCTGTAGTTGATTCAGGTAACTATGACCTGCAAATTGCCACAGGCTTTATTCAAGACGGCTTTACCCTTGACTCGGCAACCAAAGGCGTTTTAGATAACACGCAATACGTGCTGGACGGCACCACCGAGTTCGCGAGCGTCATGGACTCAACCACTCGAATTACCGTCAAGCGCGGTAGGCGTGACGTGGGCGATCAATTCAGCGCAGGCACCATGTCGTTCACTATCCAAGACGTCTCAGGGATTTTTAATCCGTTCGATGAAAACTCGCCCTATTGGGACACCGCAGAAGCCAAGCCAGGGCTCGCCCCATTGCGCGAAGTCAAATTATTGCGTTACGACGCAACCGATGTCGAGGAATACATATTCTCTGGTTACATCGTTAACTATGACTACAACTTTGCGCTCGGCGGTTTAGACACCGTGACGGTTTATTGCGCTGACCAGTTCTATCTGTTAGCCCAAACCTATTTAGACGCGTTAAACCCAACATCTGAAACATCTGGCGAACGCATTGAAACTGTGTTGGATTTGCCAGAAGTTGATTTCCCTGTTGCAGCGCGTGACATTGCTACGGGCACAGTCAACCTTGGTCATGACAGCGCGTACAACGTGCCGGCAGGTACAAACGTGTTGCAATATATTACGCAGATCAACGAAACTGCCGAGTTTGGGCGTGTCTTTATGTCTCGTGAAGGCGTGTTCACATTCCAAGAACGCATAGGAACAACCCTTAGCGCGCCTGTTGCATCGTTTACAGATACCGGCATTGGGTACAAATACGACGGCGTGGGCATCAGTTTTGAGGCCGATTCCGTAATCAATAGATCGGTGGTAACAGGGCTGGACGGCACCACATACACAGCCGACGATGCCACATCAATTGCCACATATTTCATTCAGACTGCCAGCATCACAAACAGCCTTTTGCATCAAGCAGGTCAAATCCAAACCGCCGCCGAATACCTGCTAAACCCAAACCCAGAGGCACGGTACACAAGCGTTGAAACCAAGTTCCTGATGCTGACCGACGCACAGCGCGACACGCTGGCCACACTTGAAATCGGCGACACAATCCAAATAGAAAAATCATTCCCTAGCGGTGCCGGCACAACCCAATTGGCGCAAGAGCTGTCGGTTGAGGGAATCGAGCATTATCTGGATTTCAGCACAGGCCACAGGGTTCTGTACTCGACCGCGCCGACCACAATCGTGTATGAATTGATACTCAACAACCCGACATATGGCGTACTTGATGCGCTCAATGTTTTAGGATAGGAGCACTATGACTACGCCGTACCCGTTTGTTGCCGGTCAAGTATTGACGGCCGCGCAACTTAACGACATCCAAAACCTGCCGATTTCGGACAAAGTAGCGTCCTACGTGCTAACCGTTGACGACGCTTACAAGCGCACAATGATGAACTCGGCAAGCGCAACCACGATCACGGTCAACAACAGCATCTTCACCGTTGGCGATGTTATTCAGGTCGCTAACAAAGGCGCAGGCACCTGCACGATCACAGCTGGTGCTGGCGTAACAATTAACACATCAGGTTCACTTGCTTTGGCGCAATACGGGGGCGGCTATTTGCTTTGTTTGTCGGCGTCAACCTTTACTTTTTTTAACTTAGGAACTACGGGCTACGGCTCGGCCACAGGCGGCTCATCTTCGAGCATCACGGTTGGCGGCGTTGCGTTTACGCTTTTGACGTTTACAACAGACGGAACACTTACTGTTTCACGCGCAGGAAAGTTTGACATTTTTGCTGTTGGCGGCGGTGGCGGCGGTGGTTCACTTGCTGGTGGTGGTGGCGGTGGTGGAATTATGCAAGCAACCATTGAACTTGCAGCAACAACCTATTCGGTTGCAATTGGTGTTGGTGGCCCAGGTGGCGCGGGCGCTAGTAGCAATCAAGGCGGCTACAACGGCTCACCTAGCGGACTTGCAAGCATCGCAGCTGCAGGCGGTGGCGGTGGTTCACAACAAAACACAAACGGGAAAAACGGTGGTTGCGGTGGCGGCGGCGGTAACCGTGTGAGCACAGGTGGTTTAGGTTTCCCATTGCAAGGCTCGAATGGCGGTAACGGCCCAGGGGGTACATCAGTTGGTGGTGGTGGTGGCGGTGGCGCAAGCGCAGTAGGTGCTAACGCCGTAGGCGCAGCTGGTGGCAACGGTGGTGCAGGTCTTAGCGCGTCAACATTCACAGGCGGAAGCATTACGACTACTTATAGCGGTGGTGGTGGCGGCGGTGGAACAACACCAGGAACTGGCACAGACGGCGGTGGCAACGGAACAGACGCAGGCACAGCAGGAAGCGGCACAGCAGGCCGCGGTGGCGGCGGCGGCGGCGCAAACTCTGGTACTCCAGGTGCAGGCGGAAGCGGAATCGTTTATGTGAGGTTTAGAACATGATTACTTACTTTGCCCAATTAGACGACAACAAGCGAGTGCTTGTAGTTCACGCTGTAACACAAGAGTTCATTGATGAAAACCCAGAACGCTATCCAGGCGTATGGGTAGAAACATTTGCAGACGTTGAAGGCAAAACTTATGCCGGCATTGGTTACACGTACAACGCAAAAACCAAAGACTTTACGCCTCCAGTAGTCGAGTAATGAAATGGATACTCAGGTCGTGGTGGCTCTTGTCGGTGGTGGGTTCGCTGTATTGGTGGCGCTCATTAGCAAAATCGGCAGCGATAACAAAAAAGACCACGGCAAAGTCCACCAAGTCCTTGGCCGAATAGAACAAAAGATTGACAACCATGTTGAAAATCACCGCTAAAGACAAAGCAATGTTTGCTAGTTATGCGCGCTCGGTCGTTGGCGCACTTATTGCCGTTTACTCGACTGGCACCACAGACCCGCGCGACTATGGCAAAGGCGCAATTGCAGCAATCATCCCACCATTGCTTCGCTGGGTAAACCCTAAAGACGCAGGCTTCGGACGTGGCGACAGCCAAAGCTAATCCGAACGCAAGGCCATACACAGGCAACAGCGACGGCGCATCAGCAGGCCCACGTGCCGGCATGAACGAATGGATTAAGCAAGCAATTGCTGCATCAAATAACGCTGTTTGGAATAACGGCTCTTGGGGCATTCGAGACATGCGCGGTAGCGCTGGAACATTGTCAGTTCATGCCACGGGCAGAGCTGTTGACTTGTCTTATCGCAAATCGGAAAGACACGCACAGGCCAGTCGTAAAGGCGCGGTGTCG